TCATATAAAAAATGGTGCTATTATATTCCGTGAGAATATAGAAACCATTAACTATGAATATACTAAAACAATAAGTGAATAATAATATGGCAAAAGAAGTTAAAATGGTTAGTACTAGTGAAGAAGTAGAACAAATAGAAAAAAGTGCATTATTATCTTGTGATTTTATATATGATACATTATTACCATTATTAGAAGAATTTGAAAATAATAATGATGATCCAGAATATATTCCCGGTGTTGCCACTCACGGGTTATTTATAGCATTAATACAAGAGTTGGCCGATTTAGGATATACTCAAAGAGACTTAAACAAAGAAATCAAAACTTATATGAACACCTCTGTAGGGGAAGTAGTACACTAATACTTAAGTATTACATTTTTAAGAAACAAAAGTACTCATTTTGCCCCCTCAGGGGCTTCAAAATCGCTAGAATATTCAGGAACGCATACTGATACACTTCTAGCGATTTTTGCCAATATTTGACAATAAATGGGCTTTGATGTATAATTCATCTATGAACTCAAAAATCGCCCGCAAACGTAGAACTGATAGAAATCAAGTGATTTACTATATCCAAGATACAGTAACACTTGAGTACTACATTGGTTTGACTGCCCTTTCATACAAAGGTAATGTGTTTTTGACACTACGCCGTCGTATGCAGAAACATATGCAACGGGCTACGACTGAGAATAAAAATTGGGGTTTGAGTCGTGCCTTGCGTGAGCGTGGTGCTGAACGTTTTATATTTGGAAAGTTGGAAGTGATTCGTGGTAAGCGTCCTGCTCACGCACGTGAGACAGAATTGATTAACACATTGCAACCAACACTTAACACATTTGGAGTAAAGTAATGAACGAAAGAATTAAAGAACTTGCTGAACAGGCCGGCTACTCAAAAGAATTTTTAGCAATTGGATTGCCAAACAATATGGAAAAGTTTGCCGAATTGATTGTGAAGGAATGTATTCAAGTTTTAGATCCGGGTGGGCATCAATTGATAGCACGGTTCCACACAAGACAATGGTTGTCAGAACATTTTGGAGTAAAATAATGAATCAAAAAATTCAAGATTTAATGTATCATTCAGGACTAACCGCACAAGGATGTTGGGATGAAATGGATGATTATGATAAACAGGCTATTGAGAAGTTTGCCGAATTGATTGTTAAGGAATGCGTAACAATTATGACTGATGCTAGTGATTCCAAATTGCGTCTTAGTGATGCTATTTGGAATACAAAGATACATTTTGGAGTAGAATGAAAGTAAACGATATATTGCAATGGATTGGTGCACTGTTTGTAATAATTGGGCACGTTTTTAACTCAATAGGTCCTAGTGTTTACCCCTACAATATTGTAGCATTTACATTAGGCACTGTTGCGTTTTTAGCTTGGGCTAGCCGTGTAAAAAATAGTCCACAAATAGTTGTTAATGTAGTTTCAATGGTTACTTGTTTAATTGGATTAGTAAACGCTTGGAGATAAAATGAACAAATTAATTAAAGATGGAAACGTGGCTATATTGTATAGCCCGGGATTTGGTGCCGGGTGGTTCACTTGGAATCCTACAATGCCAGAACTTATTTTTGAACCTGCCATTGCACAATTTGTATTGGACGAAAAGTTTGACGAACTACAAACTTATGTGGCATTGAAGTATCCTCAAATATACGATGGTGGTATGATGGACTTAGAAGTTGCTTGGGTACCCGAAGGAACTGAATTTAAAATCAATGAGTATGACGGAGCCGAATCTGTTGAAACAAAAGATGAAATAGGTTGGTTAGTAGCGTGAGGTATATTACTAACAAGTACAAGTCAGTCATTCTTCCATACGAGGAAGGTATGTTAGAATGGCTACACGAAACCTATCCTCATAGTTGTTATTATATTGTAGAGATGTAATTCATATAAATATGAAATATGGACTTCTGGGAAAATATAGGCTTGCACAAACAAAAAATATTTGCTATAATAGCAGTATTAGTTGGATTGTATTGGCTGCGTGTTCCAGAAGATGAGCCAGCTCAGCCAATCATTACTCTTAAGTATAGGTGTGAATTAATTGTAAAAAATTTACACGATTTTCCAAAAAATGTTAGTGACAGTTGTGAAACCTTTTTGAAAGAAGAAGATGAAATTGAATGAAGTAAATGAGTCATTGGATCATAAGATTACCGGTGGCAGTGAGTATCAATGGAATTGCTATCCTGATGGTAGATATCTAGATTATGAAAGTGACTTTGCCCACGTATCTGTATTATATAGTGCCGTGGATCAAACTGTATACCAAGCTGAAATTTCTGTTAAACGTGAAGCTTGGGATGAAGATAAAAAACCATATCGTTGGTTGAATCCTGATTATGTAGATGCGTTCTATAAAGAATCAAAAAAACGTAAAGTAGATACTGATATTGCTTGGGACAATGTTACGTGGATTGATTTAGAAATGAAAGAAGATTTCCTAGAAAAGGCTACGGCTATATTCAACGGAGAAGAATGTGACACCCGTGTTCAGTTCCCGATTGATATCGATGATGAACTGATATTAAAGCTTTCTATGGAAGCACATAAACGTGATATCACACTAAATAAGATGATAGAGATTATCTTACAAGAGGTAATCGATAATCACCGTGTCAACGGAACATTAGCCTGACACGTTATATAAGTGTAACCGGAGATCGTTATGAAAAAAATTCTAGTAGCATTATCACTCTTAGCCTTAACTAGTACAGCAATGGCGCAACATTATCATGGTCACGGCTTTCGCCATCATGGCCATCATCGTGGACCCGGAGTTGGTTGGTGGGTAGCACCTGTCGTAGTTGGAGCCATTGGTTATGAACTTGGTCGTCAACAAATAATTATACAACAACCAGTAGTCGTACAAAATCCTCCACCATTACCAGGACAGATTTGCACACCTTGGACAGAGACACAAAACTCAGATGGCACAATTACTCGTACACGAACCTGCAATCAGTGACCATAGTAGTTGTAATTTTATGAGAACATCAGTATAATGCTAGTATGACTCAAAATAACTATTGTCCTTATATATACAAAGGTATATACATTGAAAAAACACTGGACCAATATAAACTATCTGCGTGTTGTGTTAATACAGTAAGCACCCCAGAATCTAAAATTAATTTTCACACAAATCAATATTTGACTAAACAACGTAATCAATTTGATTTGGGAGAGAAACCCTCAAGTTGTAATAATTGTTGGCAACAAGAGGAACGTGGTATAAGAAGTCGCCGAACAAGAAATCAATTATTGAGAATGGGAGCCACTGATACACAAGTAGAATTACTTTCTATTGATTATAATGTTCCACCTTTATGTAATGCTAAATGCATTATATGCACTAGTTATTTTAGTAGTGCTTGGGCCCAAGAAGATATCAAATTTGGTGTAGCCCCAGAACGAACCTTTAATGAAATACATACTAATAAAGTTGAACTTGATTTAGATTTATCCAAAGTACGTAGAATATATTTTAATGGTGGTGAACCTTTGTTAAGCCCGGATATTAATATGATGCTATCTAATATCAAAAAACAACAGGGAAGTCTATCCAATGTTAACTTATCAATGAATACAAACGGTAGTATACTACTTAAACCAGAAGACCTACTATTATGGAATGAATGTGAAAGTGTGACTATGTTGTTTAGCATAGATGCCATTGGCAAACAATTTGAATATATTCGTAATCCATTAATATGGAAAGACGTATCAACTAATGTTCGTAAATATGAAGAAATGATTAATAATTTAAATGTTATGATTTCACCCAATATTGGAATACACAATGTGTTAGAATTTGAAAATTTAGTACAATGGTTTAATGAACAACAAAGTACATCTAAGGCTAAATCGTTTGTATTAAATGTTACACCCACTAATGGTATATTTTCTTTTGACGAAACTAGTTTAAAAATTAAAGAAAGTATTATACCTTTGTTAAATGACACCATCGAAGTCGATATAGTTAAGAACTATATTCAAAATAGTAAGTCAGGTGAGAACAGATGGATACACGTAGTTGACAAATTGGATTCTCGTAGAGATTCTAATTGGAGAGAAGTTTTTCCCAAGTTAGGGCAACTATATGATGAAAGTCTATAATGATAGATACGTTTTTCAGACCCACATTAGAATGGATAAAAGATGACTTTAAGTCTAACAGAATTCGCTTTGCTGTTGAGTTGCTTGCTTGGGCTATTAGTATTGGCTGTAGTATTACTATGGCGGTCACAGTCCCCACTCCACCGCTACTTGCTCTTTACCCTGTCTGGATCACTGGTTGTGCTTTGTATGCTTGGGCTAGTTATACAAGGAAATCTTTTGGCATGTTGGCTAACTATATATTGTTAACCACCATTGACAGTATAGGACTAATAAGGATGTTAATATGATAAACAAAATAGAAAAATATAAAAAATACTTTGCGTTTGAAGGTAGAGCTTCACGCAGTGAATATTGGGGTGTGTACTTAATTGGTGTACTATTACTAATGTTGGTTGGTTTACTTGGAGCACTGGTTGCATTAATAAGTGCACCGTTTACATTAGTGTTGATAGGCTTTGTTGGGTGGATATCTGCACTTATGATAATCTGCACCGGCGCTGTTTTATCATTTTGGATGTGGATTGCTACTGCTGTTAGAAGATGCAATGACGCTGGAATTAATCCTTGGTTTGCAGTAACAATATTATTACCCACGCCACTTAACCTCATACCATTCATTGTGTTTGGTTGTTTACCCTCAGAAGAAATTAAATGAATATACAAGACACTTGGACAGATAAAGATTGGGACAAGTTCAGTGAGTGGCTTAAAGGCATGCTACACATTGGCCCTGCTATTGTTACTTTTACAAAAGCAGATGGCACTGACCGTGTAATGAAATGTACACTAGAAGAAGATAAACTTCCTAAGGTTGAAATCAAAGAGGGTGCAAAACCTCGCAAGGAATCAACTACTAGTATGCGGGTGTTCGATTTAGAAAAAAATGAGTGGCGTAGCTTCACTCTTAAAAAAGTAAAGCAAGTTAATATCTCTATACCATGAATGACTTTGAGCAAGGTAACGTTCACTACTTGGCTAAGGAATATCACGAAGCCAGTATATGTTACAAAAGATTTTTACAACAAGAGCCACAGAATTATATAGTATGGCATAATCTTGGTATTACATTATCACAATTAGGTCAAGATACTGAAGCATTACAATGTTTTGAACTGCCCTGCCAGCAGAATTATGTTGAGAGTTGGTTAAGTAGAGGAACAGCATTACGTAGTTTAGGACAGTATCGGGAAGCATTAATTACCTTTGCACATACCTTTGCACTAGATCCAAAACATTCAACTGCATATAGTAACTATGGCAACACATTACGTGAGTTTGGTTTACCAGAACTTGCTATTCCTTTTTTAAAGATAGCACAGGAACTAACACCCGGCAACGTTAACTATGAATTAAATGAATCAGTTAGTCATTTAATGAAGGGTGACTTGATTGAAGGTTGGAAAAAGTATGAGGCACGATGGTATTATCAAAGCGACATAAGCCTCAAGCCTAAATTGCCCGGGCCAGAATATGATGGATCACAGGATATTGTAGGTAGAAAAGTTCTTGTATACTATGAACAGGGATTCGGTGACAGTATTCAATTCATTCGTTTTGCAAAAGTATTAAAAGATAAGGGTGCAGAAGTTACAATCATTACTAAACCACAATTGTATGATTTGTTTAAATATAACCTCCCCGAGTTGATTGTACTAAATGCAGATGCACAAATACCGCCATATCATTATCACGTTGCATTGATGGATCTGCCAAAATGCTTTGGTACAACTATTGATACGATCCCTTATCCTATTCCTTATATAGATGTAGATGAAGGTATGAAACAATACTGGAAACAATTATTAGGACCTAAAACAAAGAAGCGTATTGGCTTATTATCTAGTCCAAATAAGATTGCATTCATATCACGCTTCCGTAGAATTGAATTAGAACAATTATTATCAATAACAAGTGATGAGTACGAATTCGTTAGTTTATCATATGAAGTAGATGAACAAATACTGGGTACATTATCAAAATACAATGTCAAAACGTTTCATGAAAACTTGACTGGATTTTATAATACAGCAGGACTAATTAGTCAACTGGATTTAGTGATATCAATCGATACAGTTATTCCACACTTGAGTGGTGCAATGGGAATACCAACTTGGGCTATGCTAACTGATTACGGATGTGATTGGCGTTGGTTTATGAATCGCAATGATAGTCCATTCTATAACTGTATGAGGTTATTTCGTCAAACAAACGGAACATGGGGCAATGTGTTAGAATCTATCAGCACCGAACTTAAAAATTTAAGTTGACAATAAATAAGATCCGTGCTATAATATGGGTTATGAAAAGAGAAATAATATCATTCACTGTTAAAGAGCCCAAACATCGGGCACATAGAGTGTTGTTTCAATGCAACACTCCATTCAAACCCAAAATCGTTAAGCCAAAGACTGGTTATCAACGCAAATCCAAACATCCAAATCGTACCGAAATTTGACAATAAATAGTTTTGGGTGTATAATACAATATTAGACAATTAATTAAAGGACTAAAAATGGCAGGTAAAGCAAAATCAATGTATCTCACCGTTTGTCCCAAAGGGTCGCATACCAGTGTGTTTTCCAAGATGTTTTTCAATGCAAAAGAATTGAATGACTACATCAAAACACCGGAATTTTTGGAAAAATACCCGGAAGATAAATTCCAAATTATCAAAGAAACCTACTAAAAGGTTGACAATAAATGGTTTTGGGTATATAATAGAATCTTAGACAGTCAACTAAAGGACAAAAATGCGTACACAACAAGTAGTTACCGGAATGAATAACAGCCAAAAGATTCGTTTTATCATTGACGGATTTGGTATGTATTGTAAGGTTTCTGATATTGAGAACTTTGCTACTAGTTCTCACCGTGTTGCAGTTATTTCGGCCTTGCAACATTTGCAATGCTCCCGTGATTTAGCCAAGAGTTGCGGCAAAAAAGAGATGCCAGTAGGCTACGGAACTCGCAGTAACTTCCAAGGTGTCAATCACGATGTACAGGTTAACATTGTCTAAAATTTGACAATAAATGGTTTTGGGTCTATAATAGAGTCTTATTCAGTCAAAAGGAGTTTTTATGAACATTAAGCAAATTAATACTGCTATTATGCAGGGTGACTTTACTAACGAAGAATTGAATACTATCGGTGATGCAATGCGTTTTGCCCGTGCCCAACTAGTGGTACGAAACAAATCGGCATTGACAATTGGTTCTAATGTTAAATTTACAAGTTCAACACGTGGCACAATCTCCGGTGTTGTAAAGAAAATCAATCGTAAGTTTATTATTGTAGATCAGCCGGGACAGTTCCGTAGTTGGAAAGTGCCAGCTAATATGTTGGAGGTATTGTAATGAGTAAGATGGCTAACTTGTATATGGAAATTGAGGAAATGCTTGAGAAAGGCACACATCCTGCGACAATCTCCGCAGTACTTGACGTACCGGTGATTTTTATCTATGATGTAGTGGAATCTATTGAAGGACAGGCTGAGGAATTTAGTCCTTTTAAGACAATAAATTCTTAAAAAGGTTGACAATAAATCGGTTTGGATATATAATAGAGTCTTATTCAGTTAATTAAAGGATTTCAAAATGGACTACGAATTAGATTTTGACTTTTTGTTCAATGTTTATACTGTCACTATCAACGGTGACGTGGTATTGACCGGTACTGATGACTATGAGGAAGCACAGGAATACGCAGAACAATTGGCTGAAGAATTGTGCCAAGGTTGACAATAATTGGATTTGGGACTATAATAGAATCTTAAACAGTAAAGAAAAGGAAACAAAATGGCTTATATGAATCAGGAACGCAAAGCAAAAATTACTAAAATGCTTAAGCCAATCTTGGCTAAGTACAAAGTTAAAGGTTCGCTAAGTGTTCGCAATCATAGTACTATTGTATTAACGCTCAAATCGGGTGCTATTGACTTTATTGGCAACAGTAATCGGGTTTGCGGTAATGACTTCTATCAGGTACAACGTGGCTTCAAACCTACTACAAATGGTTACGATCAGGTGAACCCTTACTGGTTTCAGGATCACTATGATGGTGATGCTAAGGCTTTCCTAACTGAAGCATTCAAGGCATTGAAGTCGGCCGATTGGTATGACGAATCTAATGCAATGATTGACTACTTCAACACTGCCTACTATGTTGATGTTAACATTGGCAAATGGGACAAGCCCTATAGTTTGGAAAAATAAATGCTAGAAAAAATCTTTACATATATTGGTACCCACGCTGAATCAATTGGTTGGGTATTGCTTGTCTTAATTGGTCTTTCACTATTGTGGAAGAATAACTAATAATGGGTAACACAATGGTTGACAATAATGTCCGTTTGTGTTATCATTATAACAGTGCTGAGTGATATCAGTACATTTTTAACTTAGCTTTTTTAAAGGAAATATATGGCTAATTCTAATCAAACTTTCAAAGTCGCTGGTAT